AGCAGGTTTCCAATTCCCACTTATCATATATAAATTAGCTAGGGATTGGTAGGTTTTGGCAACATCTTCTAATGTTTTCATTAACAATCAGTTTGTACTCCTTTAATTTCTAAAGCGTTTCCAATTAAAACAACACCTGTATCACAATAGTTTGATTGATTGAATGCTTCTAATTCAAAAGAACAAACCCATCCAGCCAAACCATTTGGCATTTCGTTTTTAAATGCTACTGCGTTAGGTTCTGACGTGAAATCAAATGCTTTCACACCTTTTTCAGTATAAGATAATAAATCGTTTAATATAGATAGTGTATTGGCATGTATATCAACTACATCATTAGTACCATAGAAAGGAACTTCTTGCTGATTATATATCCCAACACTTTCATTGTTCTTATCCTTAGCTTTATCAGCAATAGTTAATTGAACTTGAAATTTAATTACTTTCTCACCAAAACGAGCAGTTGTAATTAGAATGTTACCCAATGGATATTGAGGAAATTCATCATCATCTAAACCAAAATCATCACCATAACTTACTCTTTGAATAGAGGGATGGTTCTTCATTATTGTTTTGAAGTAATTTACTATATTGTAATAGAGTACATAATTTGTACTAATATTATTTACTACGTTACCCATAAGTTATTATAGATTTATTCCTCCGAAATAAGCATTGCCCATATCAGGAAAGATTTGTGTTTGATTACCTACTGATTCTAAATATTCAGGTATCTGATTCGAATATGAAATCAAATAGTTCTGCATTCTTGTCGCGTAGTAATCAGCATTATTCATAGCTTTTTGTAAAAGGTAATCTACATCGTTTTTAGTTACCGCCTTTGCTGTTTCTGTCTCATGTCTTACTGCACCTTCACTTTTGAATTGTACACTACTGAATGGGATGTATTCAACACACGCGTACCATATTAGAGTAGGCTTGATATGTTCTTTCATTAAGTCCTGATAAGCAGGTCCTAATGTACTAAAAGTTCCATTTGCAATAACCAATTGAAGTTTATCAAACAATACCGTTCCTAATAAATTTAGAATGTATTTGTCCTGTGCGGTTCTTACAAAGTTTAATAATCTATCCGCATCAATAGAACCTTGAAGTGGAGTGTTTTTGATTATATCGTTTCTTGTTATAAATAAAGCGTATGCCATATCAATTATTTTTTATATGTTTCAAAGTTCTTAGAAAAATTAGGATTAGATTTTGAATAATCCATTAGAGTTTCCGTTTGGATATTCTCATCTACTGATGATGGATTATCTTCTATTTCAGCGGGGTTTTCAGATTGTTCGTTAATATCTTCCTGCACTTGGTCAACAGTTTGTCCTGTTTCTTCCGCAGTTTCAGATAGAATTACTAATGGAGTTAATTGCTCAAAATATAATTCAGTATCTTCATATCCACCTACACTTAAAGCCTCTGATAAGAAGTTTATAATTAGGTTTTGGAATGGATTAATCGTCATCGTTTGTAAAATAGAATAAGCTGTTTTCATTTCCTCTGATTGAGAACTAAATCCATTAGATACAGTTCTGATACCAAATAGAAGTGGAGATGTTACTCTATGTCCAACTAAGATTCTATCCTGTGCGTAATCTGCAACGTATTTGTATTTGTCATGTAGATTATCAGTAGCAATAACATCAATTGTTGGTTTTCTTTCTGGGTCATCGTTAAATGAAATCATAAATCTACCAGCATTTCTAGTACCTGTAAACTTCTGCTCAATCAAATCCTCAATAGTATCTCTTTCTTCAGGAGCTGGAATACCATTATTCATATTAACCATCACTAATGGTAAGAAACCATTCTCAATATTGTTAAGATGTAAGTTAGATAATTCAGCTTCAGCAAATGAAAATTGTAAAGCAGGAATCCAATCAGGCAATGCATAATAGTATTTGCCAGGTGAATAATTCTTTATCCAAAGTACTTCCATCTTTTCAGTAGATGTACCAAATGCTGGAATCTTTTTCTTATTTCTTTGTGCTTTATGGTCACTCCAATCAATACAATAGAAGTAATTTTCAATCTTTGGGCTATCGTATAGCTTCTCAGCTCTAAAGTTTTGTACTGGAGCATGATACATTTTGATTATCTTAGTATGGTCATCGTTCCAATAAATTTGGAAACAAGCATTACCAGTTAGTTTCAAATCAAAAGCTACTCTTTTAATTTCTTCTTGCGGTATTAACTTACCTAAAGTTTCTTCAAATCCTTTGTTCTTAGTGTACAATCCTTTACCATATACTAAATCAGCAATACCTTCAATACAAGCTGCATTGGTTGTTGAATTATTATATGCATCTATTATGTTTTGGAAGAAATCATCAGGTCCAATAACGCCTACCGGCACCCATTGGTATCTTGTCTTTGTATCTTCGGTTATAACTGGGATGTCTTGTTGTGTAAGATTAACTACACTAAAGTTTTGATTTAATTTCATATTAGTCTAGAATTATATATTCATTATCTGTCACGTTACTAATATACACATCTTCTAATGGTATTTGATTAACGTAGTTTGTTTTATCCAATGATTGAGATGTAAATACATTTATACTACCATGCCATATTGAGCACGTAGTATCAGTAATGGATGCTCTATATTCAGTAGCAACACTTGCTGATACTAATGTAGGTACTTGTGATGCTGTGAATGATAGTTTACTTTCGTAAGCATCATAAGAATAATTTGATAACGATGCTGATGTATTCACCAAAGTTATCATATCCTGCAAATGTAAAGTAAGGTTTGAACTACCAGTAGGTTGTACTCTTAGTGTCAATACGTTGCTTCCTGATGAGTAGTATGTAAGCATTATCTCGTCTTTATGTTTATAATTTAACAATTTATGAAACAATTATAGTGATGAGCATAAAAAAGGGTAACACTTAGTGCTACCCTCTTAATTATTTTCTTTCTATACTGATTAATCGTTTGTTCCGGAAACGATAATTGGAGCAAAGCTTACTTTGCCGAATGGGTTACCGAATGTAGAACCAGATACGAATGGAGCTGGGAATTGTTCTTGTCCAGTGAAGGTTACTGAATAACCATAAAGGTCACCCAATGCTGCACCGGTCTGAATAGTACCTGCTGTTACATCTGCACCTTCTCTTTGTCCTACCAATAGAGTATCACCTGCCATTGTGTGGATAAAGATTTGAGGTCTACCATAAGCCATCAACTTCAATTGTGTAGTCATTTCGTTGGATAATTTCTTCAAGTTAAGAACTAATTCTTGAGAGAAGAAAGTTGTACCATTATCACGAGATGTGTTTACAGTTTCAGTATAGCTAGAATTTCCTTTAAGGTCATACGCGTACACTATTGAGCCAGTTGGTATTGATGTAATTAGTCCGGTATCGTTTGAACCGGTTATTGCACCAAATGAACTTGTATAGTTACAGAAATATACTGTTGCTATACCACCAACTGAATCTTTACAAGGTTCGTTTCTACCTAATGTTAAATTACAAGCCATAGTTTTAGTTTTTTTTAGTTAATTTGTTTTTGTTTTTAATAAATTAGAATGAGGGAGGGAATTACACCCTCCCATTATTCATTCAATATATTAATAGTTTTTATGGATAGCGATGTCAGTTCCGATACCATATTGTGTACCAGCTGTGTATCTCATAATGATTCTGTAGTTTTGAGAACCATCTAAGTTAGCCATGTCTAATACTCTTACTTCGTTGTAGTCACTCAATAAACCTGTTCCGAAGAATAAGTTTGATTTTTGTGCTGCTACGATAGCAGAAGAAGCTAGACCAGGACAAAATGCCATTTCAATACCATTGAAGTTCAAAGGCTTCTCACCTACGTTCATTTGGTTGTTGAAACCATTTGCTCCATTTGCTCCACCAGCTAATGCTTGTTGATAAGCTTTAACTACGTTTGTTGGAACATAAATCATCAAGTCTTCTTTTCCGTAAACTTCTTGCGGAATAGCATCTACTAATGAATTTAGTACTGATAATACGTTTGCTGAAGTTACTGAACCAGATACAGATGATGTTACAGGTGCGTTAGTTCCACCAGCTACTACTGATGAAGATAATGCGTTATACAAACCACCGAATTGTCCGTTAGTTGCAGTTGTACCTCTCCAAATTGATTCTTCAGTAGCTTGTGCTACTTTACCACCAACATAAGAGATTAAGAAATCGTTGAAATCTTTTGGAATTTCATCGAATGCAGAAAATCCTAATTGTAGTGCTTGCCAAGAATCTACGAATTCTTGCTTACATAATTCAAGGTTTACTTGAAGTTCTTTTGGTTCTAAGATTCTCTCTGTAAGAGCTACAGTACCAGAAGTTGTGAAGTTACAAGATGCATCGTTTACTATGCTATTAACATCAATCTTTTGGATAACACTTTTGAACTTCACATTCGGTAAGATTGTGATGTATTGGTTATCTAAAGTTTTTGCTGATAACAACGCTGCCGCAATGTACTTCCCTGCGAATTCACCACTATAAGTAGTAGTGATTGCTGGTTGTGTGAAATTTTGTTGTTTTCTCATTTTTAAATGATTTTGTTTAGTTTATTTATATAATTTTGATAAGAAAGAATTCTGAGGATTAACCAAAGAATGTTTCTTATTTAATTTTACTCCGTTTTGTTTTGGTGCGTTTTCGTCAATTGGTGCTCCGTCCAATTTAGGAAGTTCTTCTTCATCTTCGTCAGGCTCTACTGCTTTCATAGCCACATCACCAGGTAATGGTTCTGTTTTTACTTTCTCAGCTTCTTTCCCTTCAGAGATTTCTTCTTCCTTAACATCTTGCATTGATTGCATTTTCTTTTCTAATTCTTCAATACGATAAGTCATATCTTCCATTACTTTCTTCATGTCATTATGCTTTTTCATATCTTCATCAATAGGTTCTGCAGTTTCTTCAGTATCAACTTCCTCGTCATCGCCCATGTCATCACCAGCGATAGATTCCATTTTTTCTTCTTTCTCGCCTAATTCAACATTCTCTCTTTCAGTAATTTTACCTTCAGCATCCACTATAATCTTAATTCTTTCTTCTTTTCCTTCAGAATCTCTTAAGATTAATTCATGTTCGCCTGCAGGAGCTGGAGATTTTCCATCTTCAGATACTACTTCAGCCATCTCACCAACATCAAATGTAGGAGATTCTAAGATTGTTCCATCAGCAAGTTTTGCGTAAGTAAATAACACTTCCTCTTTT